AACGCAGCTGCATCAGCTTCGCTAGCACCTTTATATCCGATAAGAACTTGGTTAGCATCATCAGAATCACTCTTATATGCGTCAACATAAATGCGCATTGCGCCATTCAATGTACCAACAAACTTGGTGTTTGTAGGAGCTTCGAATGTGCCCTCGGTTGTACGAGCAAATGCGGATGTTGTTGCACTTTGTAGAATGGTCAAAGCTTGGTTAGAAACCACAGCCCAGTTACCAGCTCCACGACGTGTACGCTGAGCGATCAAGTTAGATACGCGGTTGATCTGAATTGCCAAAGCAGCATGCTCATCACCAACGAAGGTAGCTGTACCAGAAACTAAGGACTGGTCATAGGTTTCTTCGATGTTGGCTAGACTACGGAGACTGGCCAAGATTTCTTGGTCAATTTCAGCAGTGATTTCTTGAGCTAGAGCGGCCATGATTTCTGCTTCGATGTCAATACCTTGTTGGGCTTGTGCATCTTGAGCAGCCTCAAATGTCCAACGAGCTGAGAGCTTGCGGCTCTTGGCTTCTACTGGGGTCTTGAGGATCTGGATACTCATACGCTTACCTGGTGTACCTTCCAATGCGGATGTACTGTTGGCTTTTGGTGATGCATCAACATTGTTACCACTGTAAGCGGCAGCAATCTTGAATGGGCTCAATGCCTCTTCGCCTGCTACAACATTGTCACCATTGTCGGCATAACGCACACGCAATGTGTGGATCTGTCCAACTGGACCTGTCATTGGCTGAACGCCGATGATTTCGTTGGCGATAACTGTTGGCATTACACGGCGAATAACTGGTAGAATAACGCGGTTTAGTGTTGCTACGTTACCAGCACTTGTTGCACCAGCGGTTGCGCTTTCAGCCAAGTACTTACGTGTGTTTTCTAAGCATACGCCCATACTAGCACGACGGTTACCTTGTAGGCCTTCAAGCAGAGCGTCTTTGGTCTCGGACCATCTTTCGTTTAATAATTTTGACATTTTTATATTGTCTCCTTGAAATATTATTTTAGACCCGCTAATTTGCGGATGTCCAAAATGTTGTCGAAGCCTACCTCTGGTTTTGCTTCGCGATTACCAGTTACTTCACTGCTCTCAGTCAATGCTACTTTTTGGGTTACGCGTTGACGATTGCCTTCCATTACTGCAGGTAGGTATTTATCGAAAGCATCAGCTAGTTTCTTGGTCTGTACAGACTCAAGAAGGTCTTGCATCAACTCTCGTTTGCTAGCATCCAACGGAGCTAGTAACTCAGCCATAACACTTTTGCGCTCCATCAAATCCTTGGTGATACGTAATTCACGCTCACGGGACTCAACTAAAGACGCCTTTTCTGTTACAGACTGCTTGACTTCTGCCAATTCTTGATCCTTTTTCTGAATAATCTTCAACAATTTACTTGTCTCTGACTTTTCATTGAGGTAAGATCCGGCAAACTCTTGTGCAAATGCTTCATAAATTTTGCGACCAAAGTCATTGTTGCGTGCGTCATTGATATCTTCTTTCAGCTGGCTGATTTCGGAATTCAATTTTTTAGTCACGGTTGCTTCAACAATCTTGGCACTACGTTTAATAAAGTTTTGCTTGATATCCTCAAATTTGTTACGTGCTTCACGAACTAGTTTGACCTTGGTCTCGGCTAGATCTTGTTTGTCACGTGCAAATTCATGAATTTCTTTGCTTAGAGCATGTACAATAAATTGCTCTAATTTTCCAAAGTTTTCTGCAACAACGTTGCGGTCTTTTTGGAATTCCACTACTTCTTTACCCAATCGATTGATAACAAACTGTTCCATCATTCCGGAATGTTTTGCCATCTTTTCTTGATATGCTACACGGGCCTCGGCCAATGCTTGCTTATCTTGATACAATTCGGTCATTTCTGCGACCAATCTTTCGCTTAACATGCGATCAATTGCTTCAACCATCATGCTTTTATCATGATTATACTTTTGAGCAAATTCTTCGCGTAGTTCGGCTGTGACTTGGTCGCGATTCTCTTGAATCTTTTGTGTGTATGCAGATTCAATATCAGCACGTACTTGCTCTGACATTACACCTGATTCCACTAGTTGTTTGAATGCGTCCAACATCATGTGTTTCTCCTTATTTTAGGCCCTTGATGACATTAATAATACTTTCTTTAATGTATTGTTGAGCCTTGGGGTCTTCCTTTACTTCGTTTGCAACATTCCAAGCACGATATCCACCACGTGTATTCATGATGTGCTCATAAACCGGGGTTGGGTAGGCGCCTGGTGCGCTTGGCTGGGCAACAACATCAACCGTGATAATTTCGAAATCGGATACATGACCATTAGCATCATTGACATTACCACTGCCTCTGCTGCTAACACCCAGTTTTACACCACTTTCAAGCATAGTACGAATTAAATTGCCCATTGGAGTTGGCAAAATTTTCATCTTGCCATATCCATTAGGACCTTCCATCCACATTTGTGTGATCATGTGGCTGACACGGTCCAAATTTACTTTTAAATCATCTGGATGATCTGCTTCACCTAGTACTGAATAACCATTTTGAATTTGGTCATTGAGTGTTTTAACAGCACGCTCAATTTCATCCACTGGGTAGATACGTTGATTGGCATTACGGACACCACCTTGGATGGCAATTCCCTTTAAATACAGTGATTTGCCATCCTTGTCGTCCGATTCTAATATAATATTAGATTGGTTAAAACTTAAATGCTCTCTGAGGTAAGATGATTTCATCCAAGTTCTCGGTTATTTGTTGCCTGACTCAATGCTGCGTGTGTTACCGGCTGCCTTAACTGTTTCGCCAGTACCTGCACCAGCTGGTTGGAACTCAGCCTCTGACTTCATTGGGCCTTTGGTTCCGGTTGGGGCCTTGGTGTACCCTGCAGCTTTTGCGCCGGGAGCACTGTTGGCCATAGCATCCTTGGCAAACTTTTCACTCTTTTCAGGAGTTACACCGCGGTTTACTGACCCTGGCTTGGTTCCGGTGTTGCTCTGTCCCTCTGACTCACCTTGTGCAATGTTTTTAGCATCGGCGGAGGAACTAACTTTTTCTAGTTTGGCAACTGGGCTAGAACCTTCTTTAGGAGCTGAAACTTTTTCGCCAGTGCCTGCACCAAGATAACGACCTTGTTGATGTTGAGCACCTTTGGCATAATCAGCATCAGATACTGCATCAACATACTCACGAGTCATGCGACGGCCTTCGCCAATCCACTCATCAGTCTCTTGTTCTTCTTCTTCATCTTCTTCATCTTCTTCTGAAGATGCTTCTGAATGAGCAGCTTCTAGTTCAGCAAATGCTTTCTCTAGGTCAGCCATGGCATCCTTGATGTCCAAGATTGCTTCTTCTTCGTCTGACTCAGATTCGTCATCAACTGGCAATCCACCAGCGACATCATCATCTTGGTCATCATGCTTGGCATCAATTTCCATTCCCAATTCATCAGTAGCGTCAGCAGAGCTTCCACTCTTGAATGGGTCGGTGTCATCATGGTCTTCGGTTTCATAAGACTCTTCGACTTCTTCTTCTTCCATCTCGCCTTGTTCTTCAGCGATCAAGTTTTCATAAATTGTGCGGGATTTTTCAACAACGATCTCATGAAATAGTTCGTTGGCTTTATCCATTTCTTCATTTACTAGATAATCTAGCAGTTGTTCAAATTTTGTAGACATTCTCTGATTCTCCTTAATTGGGTGTACGGCGAGGCTGTATCTGTATCTATATTTAATACAGTTTTAAAATACATAGGCGAAATAGGCCAAAAATGACAATTTTTGACTTGAATAGATGCAGGAGGAGATCTGCGACTGGTTGTTATACAATTCTATTTATGCTTTTTTAAGAATTTTACATTCCACCTGCTTCCGGAGTAGGTGCTGCGTACATTTTTCTAACCAGCCCCAGATCTTCTTCACGTTCATGTTGATGTGCCTCGCCAGCACGCCTCAACTCATTGATCATCTTTAATGTCAATCTAGTTTTACGCAAATCAGTTCTACGTAGCACAGAGGTGACATCATCTTGACTCAGATATCTATCGTCTTCCTGTGGACCACGTCGGTCTTGATCAAAGTATATAAATTCTCTTAACAGCATAGTACTGTTATTTATACTTTTTAACCGGCGGG